TGATACTCCTATTCCAGGAGCAGAGAATGTTAAAGTAGGATTAGCAATATATCCATTACCATTGTTTGTTATAGTGAGAGTATTGACACTATTCAAGGTAGTGATACCAACAGTTGCTGCTGCCCCAGAACCACCTCCACCAGTAAACTGTATGAGAGGAGCAACTGTATAACCAGCACCAACATTTGTGATGAGAATTGATTGTACTCCACCACCTTTGTTTCCATCACACTGAACATAGTTATTTGTCAAATTGGCAACACCAGTAGCAGTAACACCACCTGATGGAGCAGATGAGAATCCAATAATAGGTCTGCTGGCATAACCAGCACCCATATTCGTGATTGTTGGGACAGTGATACCTCCACCCTGAGTGGTAATGCCAGCAGTGGCAGTAGCAGTGATTGACTGACCAATTAGGGTAAGTGTTTGAATATAACCAATCTGCTCCAACTCATCATCAATGGCATCTACACCAGTATCAATAACCTCATCTTCATATCTGTAAAGTTGACAAGAAAGAACATAAACATAGTTCTTCCCTAACTGATAGAAGGGTTGCTCATGCTCAACATAATTAATCTCAAACAATCTATCACCAAGTGGGAAGTAGATTAAATCACCCTCTTTTGGTCTAGTTGCTAATTCAATATTTGGAATGTTCTTGATAAGTGGTGTGATATAGTTCTCATATCTTTCCCTTGACACCACAAGTTTCAAGTCATCTTGCTCTTCAATACCAAATTTAGATAAGAGAGTCCCTTGTCCACCATATCCATCATAACTATCAAGATATGCCTCTATTGGATAAGCATTATCAAATTCAGATTGAATGACCTCTCTGATGACAGTATTTTTTGTCACATACCTTCTTGGTATATAATATATCTCAATACCATACATCTTCAACTGTTCGTTGACAAGACTTTGGATGAGACTTTGCTCTTGCTTTGAGTTGTTTAAGAAGTATGGATTTAACATATTAACCAATCAAGTCCAATGGGGGTAATTCATACTTACTCAACATTTCAACCTTGATTTCATCAAGTTCTCTTTGACCATCATCATATAATTGTCTTCCATTGAACTCAACTCCACCTGGCAATTTGACACCAGTAAACTTGATGAGGTTTTGACCCCATTGTTTTTTAATCAGAGAGGTTAGATATCTCTTGATGAATGGGTCATTATATACTCTTGTGTAATCATTGGGGTCAAGTGCCCTGTAACATTCAAGAATGATAAACTCATCTGCTTTCAGGTTGTCCCAATCAACATCAAGATACATTCTATCTTGTCTAATGTTAAATCTAATTCTCTTATGAGTATTCAGGAGAAAATCCATTGTCTCCAAATAACTCATAGACATTGAATATGAAAGCAGGTCAGTGCTTCCAAAATAGTAGATATCATTCAAGAACAGTTGGTACTTGAAACTAAACATGTTTGCACTGCTTGCTGCCTGTGCATCATCATATTTAAAAATCTTCTCAATACCAACTACTTGAGGAGGGATTTGAATAAAATTACTATTCTCATAGAAACTGAATGTAGTGGCAGTTCCTACTATATTTGTTGTTGCTGTTGTTGTAGATATACCAGTGGTAGTGGTTGCAGACTCTGCACCTGGTGGTCTTGCTTTACCTCTATCTACATCATCCTGTGTAATCTGATATTTTAAAAACGTCTTCTCTACACCATCATAGTGTCTTTCATTAAAGAACTGGATTGTATCATCAACCAAGTCCTGAATTTGTTCATCAGCGACATTAATCTCCAAGACAGGGGCACCTAACTGTCTCAAACAGTAATCTATAAGTTCTTGTCTAGATGAAGGTTGTGCCATTATACACTATATCCTTTTCTATATTTATGGTATGGAAAGACCTCCTTCTACCAACACATTTCCAGTTACCATCTTGAAAACAGTAGATGCTGAACTCACTGCATTGATATCAAAGAAGTATCTTCCTGGATTTAAAGAAGCAGTAACAGTATCAGTAAGGGAGAGAGAGAACTGACCAGCAGCAGCAGATGTGATGCCGCTTGTGAACGATGTGATGCCACCTGATGAAGCTCCAATAGAAACACTTTTCTTCAATCTACCTACAACAGTATAACCTGTTAAATCAAAGGCAGACTTATTTTCATTTTTAACTTGAAATGTTGATTTAAAATCAGCACCTTCATATATGGTGAGATTTACACCATAAGCAGTATTGGAATCAGGGTTAAAGGTGATTGTGTTGTTAGCCATTGATTACTGCTCTTAACATTGATTTGATTTCATCTATGTCACCTTTTAAATCATCTACCTTTTTTTCAAGGGATTGAACTCGCTCCTTTTCAGAAGCAAGTTTTTTCCTATTTTGTATGTATGCATCAAACTCACTCTTGCTTGTATTGATGATGGCATTATTTCTGCCATCTCTGGACAAATTTCTATTGCCCTCAACTGGAATGTAACTCATGCTAATGCAATTGCTCTAAGGTTTCTGAACTGAGGAACTACTGCCTGATTGACTGATGTTCCAATAATCTTCAATCTAAATGACTTGAATGGGGGAAGATTGTCCATTGTGAATTTGTATTCAGTAAAGTCATTAATTTGAGGAGTAGGAGTCAAGTTGTCATTTTTGGCAACTGTCTTATCAGGGGTGCCATCAGAAAGGGATGGGTCAATTACTTCACCATAGGTGTTGATGTTATCTGTACCTGGGAAAGGTGAGAATATAGTTTCTTTGGCACTTACATCCTGGTCAAGAGCATAGAATACTCTGACATCACTGGTGTTTGCTACATAACCATCCAGGAACACCTTCAATGAAGATGCTGGATTTTCAAGAAGAACATTCTTTGTCACATAAATCATGCTGTTGGGATCATTTGGAATTCCAGTGACTCTTGGATCAGTAGCAAAGTTTGTGATAGGACCATCTACTCTGTTAGAAACAAATACAACAGATGAGTGGTTCATATCAATCATTGGAGAAATTCTACTGTCATAAGAAAGAAGGTCAAGGTTCAGTGTGAATGACTTTTGACCAGGAAGTTCAGTAAGTCTTTCTTCCTGGTTAACAGATGAAGCAACCATTCTTTGTGTTTCAAAGTAGTTCTTCTTGTTAAACTGGACATCCTGGAAACCTTGGTCAACATATGACACCTCATCACCAGAAACTGATGTTTCAGAAATGGTTCTAGCAGAAGCAAGAATATAAGTGTTTTCAGGTGTGGTAGATGTTACATCAGGGATGATCAGAGAATAAGGAATATTATAAGAACCTCTGGCAGACCTTGTATTTGTGGTGCCATCAGTTAAATAATTTGTTTTTGGAATGAATGTTCCACCTGCACCAGTTCTATTTGTTCCATTGCTTGCCATATCAATCTTGATGTGATAACCATCAATTGAGATAGCATCAGCAACAGTTACATCAGCAAGGTCATGTACTGTATTAATTCTTCTCAGGGATACATTATTGAACTCATACTTATAAACCAAATCATTTGTAGCATGACTTGCTGCTACACCCTCTGCTGCTCTACCAATGCCAGTCAGTGTTCCTGATGTTCCACTTCCAGCAACAACTCCCTCATACTTGAGGATTTCTTCACCAATTTGAACATAACCAGGGTTGGTGCTAGAAACACTTACATTTTCAAATGTATCAAGACCACCAATATCAGCAATTGAAAGTGCTGCTGTGGAACCTCTATTGACATCAGTCAGAAGAGTTGTTGGTTGTGATGAAGAAATTACTTCTCTAATATCAACCTTATTGGTATTAGCATACATACCATGGTTTCTTTGGAATACCTTCATATGTAAACCATCATCAATCACAGTGGTTCCAGAAGGAACTACTGAACCACCAACACCTGCATTAATTGACAGTCTTGTGCCAGCAGTTGAATCATACTCAAGATAATCAAGAGCACTGGTGCTGAATTCGCCCTGAACATTTTTAAGAAGAAGGGTGTCACTTGCAGTAATAATTCCCACACTTAATTGCATACCTGTGCCCAGGTTATCACCAAAGGCAAGTGGTGAAAGAACATCACCAACAATATAATTTGTACCACCATCAGAGATTGTGGCAGCAATAGCAACACCATCCTGAATAGTGATGTTGGCAGTAGCATCAGAACCCCTTCCAGTTACAGAAGTGAGTGCGATTCCAGAATATACAGCAGTTCCAGCAGATGGAGTAAATCCAATACCAGAAGCTGTGATTGTTAGATCACCAGTAGCAATACCAGCAAAACTTTCTAAAATACCAGATGCATTTGTATTATATTGAACAACTCTATTACCAACAATCAATTGGTCTGAACCTGACATATTAGCAGTTGTTCCAAGACCAACTGTTACTTTTCTGCTGATTGCCTGAATAGCACCCTGTGGAATTCTCTCATTGGCTTGGTCAAGGTCAGGATTGTAGAATTGGATATTTCCTGAACCAACAAAGTCACATCTATGAAGAACAAACTTCATATCCTCATATTGACTTGGAGTCCAAACAGAAGCATTTTGTGACTTGAACAAAGAACCAAGAAGAGGTTGCTCAGTAACAAGAACTCTTCCAGACTCTGTTGCAAGAGTTGTTACATCTGCTTCACCAAGTCTTGAAATCCACAGGTTATAGGTTGTCATTGAAGACATTACAACCAGAGCATACTCAGCACCAGATCTGAGATATACAGGTGATTCAAATCTAAATGTTGTTGCTGCTGTTCCATCAGCAGATACATTTACATCATCAGGATCCAATGTCACCTCAGAATATCCAAGGATTGTCTTATTAGGAGTACCCAGTGTGGTCTCTCTGATCTGAATGGTTACAGGGTGTGTATCATCCTTTGTCTGGAAGAACAGATCTACCTTAGATGCATAGACACCATTCTTGGCATCAACCTTGAAGGTTTGTGCCAGAGGGTCACCTCTTCTGGGGGGTCTTGGTGGTGGAGGAGGGGGAGGTGTAGGTCTTAATGTCCTGCTATTAATGATGTCAAAGTTGACATCAGATTCAACAGTTTGAGTCTCTGCCTCTACCTCTACTGTGGTAACTCTTGCATTTCTGAGTGAGAGTGTTACTTCCTCAGTTGTATCAATGTCACCTTGTGAATAGAAGACTTCTTCTGCTTCTGTGGTAGTGGTTCCAGAAATGAGACTATTGTCAGAACTGCTAGACAACTTGAATACATTTCTTCCAGTATTGAATGAAGCAAAGGTGTCATCATTACTTGGAACATTGAAGCAACCCTGTACTGTACCAACTCTATCTGTAAGAAGATTGAGGTTTGAAACTGTTGCTTCTGCACCAGATGTCTGACCTCTAAGAATCATACCAATCTCAGCATTTCCTCTGAAATCAGGATTTTCCTCAGAAGCAAGACTTGCTAAATCAATATTAAGAATAGTGCTTTCAGCAGAATATGTTGTTGGAATTGCAGAAGTTCTTAAATAAGGATTGTTCTCATAGAAATCATTAGGATTGTTGTAAGGACCATACTTGTGATTAGCAGATGCAACCCTGAATGAGAATTCAGACAAATCACCACCAGCTGGGAATCCAAGAACAGTCTCACCAACCTCAAAGGTGCCACTTGTCATTGAGATTTGCAGCAGTTTGGGTGTACATCTTGTTGTGACTGCAACATTATCAAAGAAGGCAAATACCTGAGTTGCTGGTTTCATTCTTGTACCAGTAAATTCAATATTCCTTGTTCTCATGAAGTTGGAAATTGATCTACTTACAATTCTGCTACCAAGTGATGCAGCCTCAGTCAGAACTTCATTAACAGTCTGTTGTACACCAGTTCTATTCTGTTCAATATTGATTGAACCATCAATAGTTGTTGTATTGATAGTTGACAGGTTTTGGTTAAATCCACCAAGACCCAAATCACCAGTTGATTGTCCTGTTCTAGCAGCTGCTGCTGCAAATGTTTCAGTTTGATTTGTTCCAGCTAAATCAAGATTGATTCCTGTGGTCTCCCAAGAGTTCCATAATGTTGGTGCTACACCAGTTCTAAGACCATCATCACCATCAGTTACCTCTGCTTGAAGTGCTTGTGCAACAGACTCAAAGTTACCTTCAATAATTACATCATTTGCTTCTTGTGCCTGAGTGCTGACCCAAACATCAGTTGTGGGGTTAAGAGCAATAGAACCTTGATAGAAATCAATCAAGAAAGGTGTAACATTCTCAACTCTTGTAGCATATGGTTGAGTGATTTCTGCTGTCTCTGTGTATGAGAGACTGATTACATTTCCTGTTCTTGTAACATTCTGACCAGCAAGTGATGCAAATCTTGAATCTTCATTAGCAGCAGTTTGACTACCAATGCCAGGAATTGTGCTGTTTCCAGCAATAAGATTTACAGCAGTTGAGTAGTGAGCAGGTCTCAGAACCTTGTTAACAGGGTCAATTGAATTTCTAACACCAATAGTAACATCTTGTGGAACATATGATGAGAAGTTGTCAATAAAAATACCAGACTTGAATCTATTCAAACCATTTGTATCAGCAACAAATGTATTCAGTGTATTCTGTTCAAGAAGATTAAGCGATGTATAATATTCAAGATTTTTGATTCTCTTTTCAAGTTTTGCGATATCAGTCATTTGATATCTCTTATGCTCAACAAAATTGATCTTAGAATCTTTTACACTGTAAAGGTATGGAGGGTTGAATACATTAGCAATGTTAAGAGCACCAGGCAGAACATCAGGAAGTTCTGGTCTGGAAGATGGAGCACCTAATGTAACTTGAATATCACCATCTCTTGTTAGATAAACTCTATCTGCTCTTCCAAGATAATAGTCATAACCAATAATTGTAGACTCATTTCTAGCAAAAATATATCTTGAACTATTATTTGTGCTGAGAACTCTACCTTCAAAATTGAATGGTGATACAGAACCTTCTGTTACTGCATACTCTGCAACTCTTGGTCTCAAATCAATCATATCAGTATTTCTAAATCCATTTGCACTTTGGATTTCTCTACTGTAATCAAAGTTGGTGTAAGAATTGACTGTTGTGATGTCTCCCAAATCAGAAGCATCATAATCAGCGTGACCAAAGAAGATTTTGAGTTTTTTGTTTGGAACAGCAGCAGTGCCTTTTCTTACAATTCTTGAATAATCATAAATGTCACGTCTTTGACCATTATCAAATTCAAATGAACTTGTGACATTAGGTGAACCAGCAAAAATAGCACTTACATTTGCTTGTACACCTGATTGTTGGAAAACAAGAATCTCATTATCTGAAAATTTCTTGTTATTTAAATATGCAAATCCAATTGCATTTGATGATCTCTTTTCAAGATAAATTGCTTTTGCATTACTGATATTTCCAATAAAGACATCACCAATTGCTAAATCATTTGTATTAGCACTGGGACCAGTCATATTGCTGAGAGTCAGTGATGGTGATTGTGGGTCATTTACATCAACTGACTCATACACACCATGAACAACAAAACCATCAGGAACATTGAGTGAGATGACATCATCTTGAACTCTTGTTCCATATGGATAGTTGCCATATACTAGACCATCATTCAATGTTGTTCCACCAAGACCAACTGCATCAGTTCCAGATGCTGGATCAACTGATTTATCAATAATGACTTTTGATACAATATTTCTTCTCTTAATTTTAGATGTAAGAGATGTCTGGAAGATTGTGCCAATCAGTACAGCAACACCAGTACCACTTAAACCTTTAAGTGTGAGAGAAGTTCTATCAGCACTGAAAGTAAATTTATCTGCTGTCAAGACCTGGGTAGTGCCATCATTACTTTGAACAGCATATCTTTCCTCATCAAAGGTTGCCCAAGTTTGAGTGAGAAGATTATCAACAGCAATAGCACCTGATTCGCCATTAGAATCAATTGTAATATTTTTGGTGACCCTAATAGCAGTAGAAGAATTAGTTGTATTAACTAATGAGATACCTTGATTAGGAAGAACACTATACAGAGAACTCTTGCCTGAAATATTGCCACTATTTGAAGACTCAACCAGTTTAGTTCCTACAATTTCAAAATTTTCAACATCCAAATTAGCAGTAGGAAGTGATCCATCTTCTACACCATTTACATCCTCAACTGCCTGAACTGTGAAGTTGGTTGCAGCAACAGATACAACTTTATGAAGTGTTGGGACAATTAAATCAGATCTTCTATATCTAATAAGATTATTAGTTGTTACAATGCCAACAAATGAATTTCCTTCAAGAGATGGAGTGGTAACAGTTGAAAAACCACCTGAATTGATACTTACTCTTGCTGTATCAAAAATGGTCAGGGGGGATTGCTTGATATTAGCAGTAAAGGTGTTACCAACACCTGAGATAGCTTGAACTGACTTGACATCTGCTAATGAGAATGCTCTTTGAGAGACAACAAATCTAGCAGTGCTCTCATCAGCATCAAATACTACTTTTTCACCTTTTAGAAATGTTCCCTTTACATCTACAAGGGCAAAAGTTGTTCCAGTGGTATTAGCAGAAATGAATCCAGTAGAACCACTTGATTTACCTTCTACGTGTGTCCCTTTTGTAAGAGTTGCTTGGATGTTAAGTGTAAGGTTTGTTTCAAGATTTATATCAAATAATGATAAGTCCCAATCGTTTGCTCTATCATTGACTGCATCATATGAACCAGATTGTAGAAAGAAGTCATAAATTCTTGCTTTACCAATCTCAGTGCCTGCTGCAGCATATCTGTCAGAACCAACTCTCTGGTCTCTTAATGAAATTGTATGGAACCCAATAGGGGCAGCACCAATAACATTATTAACAGAGATTGTTGGTGCAAAATCAAAACTTAAACCAGACTTTTGAACTGTTCTTGAAGTTCTTGGTTTAGGAATATCAATAAATTGAGGTGATTTGATTTCAGTCTCATAACCTCTGACATATGCTTTACCAGGTGAGATCTGATAAATCATCAAATCATCATTAGGAATACTACCACTTTGAGTGGTCTGTCCAGCAAGGTAAATACCCTTATTTCCTTCAAGATTATTCAGACTCTCTTTAATTTTTGTCTGTAATTCTTTGATGTAGTAATGACCTGCTTGGTCAAAGGTTCTTTTTGCTAACTCATTACCAAGTTCATTATATTTTGTGCTATTATTAATGGCATTTTTTAATTGACCATTATTGATCTCTGCAACCTGCACAAAACCTTGGGTATCATAATCACCTAATGGTTTCTTTGCTAGTGTTGCAGTAATTTGAAGTCTATCAGCACCAGGTGCTGTATAATTATTAAAACCACTAGCATTGTCATACAGTGATTCATCATCATCTGATGTGACAATCTTTTCTTCTACTTGGAAACCAATTCTGTAACTTGAACCTTGTGTGTATTGATCAAGAATCAGAATTTGATTGTCAACAGTTACAAAATTCCCTCTGAGATAGAAAATACCTGCACTTTGAGTGAAAGCAGTGCCAGTGGCAGCAGCATCTGCTGCAATAGTATTGGCAAATCCTTCACCAGCAGCAATGAATGAACTTCCAAATGATAATGGTGCTTCTGTGGTTAAAATTTCATCATCAAAGAATTGCTCTGATGAATTTCCATCATCACTAGAATCCTCATAGTTTAAGTAAAGTGTATAGTTATTATTATCAGACTGTTGATTTGTAATATATGTAACTACTCTTGCTGTGACACCAGAAGTTCTGCCAATAATCTTTTTGCCAACCAGGTCAGCAATATAAAGATTTACTGGTACTCCCAAAAATTCAGATTGAATTTGAATGCAAGGAAATGTTGGTTTATATGATTGGGCACCAGGAATAACAACAGTACCCTCTTTGAAGAGGTTATCACCCATTGCCTCAATCTGTCCTTGGAGAACAGATTGGATATTGTTTAGTTCTCTTGCCTGTATGGGATAGGCAGGTTTAAAAAGAACCTTGTTATAGTTTTTAGTTGCGTCAAAATCGTCAAAATAAGGAGCAACGTTGAGATTAGTTTCCTGTGGCATAATTCTTTAGAATTGCAAAATGATTTTGACGTCTTCTTTCTGGGAGGCAGACCTTGTGACAGGGGGTCTGTTATCAACATAGACAATTCTTCCTGAATACTTTTTAGATTCAGGATTCGCAACACCCATTGTAAATTCCTGTCCAAGATTATATGTCTTACTATTTATTACGGTACTTATACCTGAAAATGAAGTGGTAATCTGCAATGTGGCAGATCCACCCAAAATATCAAGAGACCCTCCAACATTATCTAATGCATTTGGTTCAAATGGAATAGTAACAAAACCATACTTGGGTGTTGCATTCAAAGAACCATCAGAATTAAATCCAACATTTGATCTATCTTGCCAATATTTCAACACCCCTGTTGTCTGGTCATATGAAACAACTCTTCCAACTGCTGTTGAACCAAGACCAACAGTCTGTGTGATTTCACTATCAGCAGTAAAAACAACTGAACTGTAACCAGTTCCTGTAAGTCTCAAAGCATATGTTGCTGCTGCTTTATCAGATGTAAGAAGACTTGTTGAACCAAACTGTTGAGGATTTTCTACAAGTCCAACTCTTGCAAATTGGTTTCCTGTGATAAAATCAGGGTTGTCAGTATCATTCTCATATCTTGAATAGGTAAGTACATTGTAAGCACCCAACTCAGAATAGATATCAAAACCGTGACCACCAGGAGGGGGAATGATTACATTAAAGATGGGTTCTGTTGTTCCAGTAACACCCTTTTCAGAAAGATCAATAGTACCATAGGTATAACCTGAACCACCATTTGTGATAGTGACTGATTGTACTTTACTATCAGCATTTACAACAACAGTTGCCTTTCCTCCTGTCCCATCACCCTTGATTGAAACATTTGTATAGGTATTGGCATTGCCTAAACCAGCACCTCTATTAACAATAGTGGCAATCTTCAAAAGACCACTACTTGAAGCATTTGCTTTTACAGTTGCTGTGTCAATTGTGTTGCCCCAATCATTAGGAACAGGAATATAATTTGTTGAGTCAAATTTGATAGCATCACTTGGTTTAATGGTGTAAAGATATTTCCAAATATATCCATCACCACTTGAACCTGCTGCTCTTGGTTCTAAATCAGTGAAAGTGGGTTCATCCAGAGAAGGACTTCCCTTGAAATTATTTTCAGGAAGAGCATTATTGTGGAGACAAATATAGACTCTATAATCACTATTCATTACATAGTAATTTGCTG